ATTTACTGCTGGTTCTGGGGTGGTGAATATATAACTATGGCACATTATGCGTTTATAAATGAAAACAACATTGTTGTCAAAGTAATTACAGGCGTTGACGAAAACGAAGTGCAAATAGATACTAACGGAACAGAAGTTGGTGGTTCTAGTGAAGCATGGGAACAGTTTTATGAAAATCAACCTTGGCATCAAGGTTTGCGTTGCAAACGAACTTCTTACAATAATAATTTCCGTAAACAATACGCTGGCATCGGCTGGACCTATGACGCTGTCGCCGATGAATTTGTTGCACCGCAACCATTTACGAATTGGGTATTAGATGAAAACAATGATTGGCAAGCACCTGTCCCGTATCCAAATGATGGTTTTGAATATGTTTGGAGTCCACATAAACACGCTTGGGTTGATGCGTGAACAAGTTAATTGCTGAGCGATTAGCAATTTGTGAGCAATGTGACCGATTATTTGCGCCAACTAAAACTTGTAAAGAGTGTGGTTGTTTTGTTGTATTCAAAACTCGTTTACGCAGACAATCTTGCCCGCTAGGAAAATGGGAAGCAATTTCACAAAGTGGTTGATTCCGCTACCAGCAATCCTGTTCTCGTTTTTCCCACAAACAGCGAACGCTGAAGCAACTTATACAACTTGGACTTGCACTACGGGTAGTGGTTCTTGGCAAATGCAACAACCCGAAGCCGATTATTTGGCTGGGCTATATCCGACTTGGGCTGACTGCATTAACTGGCAAAATGGTGCACCACAGCAACCGTATGCTTGGTCATATGGTGCTTCGGTAACTACCACAACTTCAACGACTACTACATCTAGTACTACTACAACTACTACAACTCCACCTTCAACTACTTCTTCAACTACCACCACTTCTTCTACTTCTTCTACTTCTTCTACTTCTTCAACGACTACAACTTCACCTTCAACAACCACTTCAACAACCACAACCGAAGTTTCCACGACCACGAGTTCATCTACGACAACCCTTCCCACATCAACGACCACAACCACAGAGCCAGTTCAGACATCAACAACCACATCCACGACAAGTACAACAGTAGCCCCGACCACAACAACTGAGCCACCTTATACGCCACCTCAAACATCAACTACGGTTCCTGAACCTGAACCTGAATCTAGTCCCACCAACGAGACTCAACCTGAAGAAACCATAGACGAACCCGCCACCACAATTGACGAAACCGAAACAACAGAACCCGAAACATCTACAACCTATCCTGACGAGACTTTTGTAGAACCTGTTGAGCCTGATGAGACAACCATTCCCGAGACATTTTTTCCCGAGATTGAAGATGAGTCTGTTCTTGACGAAACAGAACAGCCAACAGAGCCGCTAGAGCCAGAGGAAGATATATCAGAAACAACACAATTAGCAGTACAGAGTTCATCAACTACTAGTGTACTGTTCCTTGAAGATGAACTTATTGATGATGAACAGTTTTCTGCGATTATAGAATTTATTGATGAAGCAACACCAGAGCAGATTGTTGCCATTATAGAAACTGTGTTGGCTGCAGATATCTCCAGCGAACAGGCAACAGAGTTGGTTTCTAATGTGGCTATTCTTGAGGTGATTAGTCAAGAAGATGCCGAACAGTTGTTTTCCGAGGTTGTCCCTGCTGATTTAACAGAGGAACAGGCTGCGTTAATTGTAGAGGCTGTTCAAACAGCCCCGACTGAAGTACGACAAGCATTTGAGGGAGTGATTGACATTTTTGGTTCACAGTTTGAAAACTATGTTCCTACGGGGTCAAACATTCCTGTTAGCGAACGGCGTACTTTGGTGGCTATTGGGGCAACATTAACAATGTTGCCTGCCCCTAGGGTTAGACGATAGTGAAAAAAATATTGGATTACCTTGTGGATAATGCGTGGACATGGGCGGGAACTGGCATGGTTTTGATTACTTTGTCTGGTCCTACTCTTAGACAGGCAACTTTTCTTACAGGTGCAGCGATTATGGTTCATTCCATAATCACTTTTACAAAAAAGGATAAAAATGAATAACATGATTGCAAAAAGTTTAGACCTTGGGCAGCGTTTGATTTCGTTGTTTATTGCGAGTGCTTTGCCAATTATTACTGGTGGCGCTATTTTGGGTGTTGATGTTGTTAAGTCTGCTGGTGTTGCTGGATTAACAGCGTTGTTTGGTGTTGTTCAAAAGTTGGCTGCTGCTAGTGTTGATGGCGAGTTGTCGGCTGATGAAATCAGCAAGGCGTTCGGTAAATAGTGCCGTATCCTGTTGTTACAGTAAAATACTGTAGCCATTTAGCAGGGAAAAAACCTAGTGAGGTTACGCCAGATATTTTGCGTAAAACTGTTAGTGGCGGCAAAATGGAGTTGTGTGCTGCGGATGCGTGGGATGCGATGGTTGCTGCTGCCGCTAAGGATGGTATTACTTTAAAGCCAACTAGTTTGGGTGACCAGTTTCGTAGCATTGAACAGCAGAAGACAGCGTTTCTGCAACGTTATAGAAAAGAACCTGTTGCTAATTCTACCAGCAGGACTTGGAATGGTCAGAAATGGTGGCTAAAACGTGGTTTTGCGCCTTTGGCTGCACCTAATGATGACCCTAAAACTTGTAGCCGTCACATGTTGGGATTGGCTGTTGATGTCGCTAACGCTAATGGTAAAATATTGGACTGGTTGTTGGCTAACGAGGACAAGTTTGGGTTTAGTCACGAGGTTCAGTCTGAGCCTTGGCATATCCGTTATGTGGCTGGGGATGATGTTCCTGTGGCTGTGAAAGAATTTTTGCAATAATCTAAATAACAATCTGTTAGGATGGTGTTATGCGTAAATGGTTTGTATCCATTATTGTTGCATGTCTAATTATGCCTATTAGTCATGTTCATGCGGTATCTAGGGAGTTGGTGGGTAAGTGTGGGCATTGGTTGGATGATGCTTTGGATGTGGGTTGGTCCCGTAAGGAGTTGTCTAAGTTAGATTATGTGATGTGGCGTGAGTCACGTTGCTTTCCCAGTGTGTTTAACCCTAGTGACCCTAATGGTGGGTCTGGTGGTTTGTTGCAAATCAACCAGTTTTGGTGTCTACCCAATAGATATAATCCTAGTGGGTGGTTGCAGTCTCAAGGTATTTTGAGTTCGTGTAAACAGTTGTTGATTCCTGATGTGAATTTACGTGCTGGTTTGGCTATTTTTGAGTACTCTGAAGAACGTAACGGCAATGGTTGGCAGCCTTGGGGTAAATAATGGAATTAAATGAACTGTTAAACGAAGCAGAGTTTCGTAAGTGTCGTGGACCTGAAAATGCCAGTGTTGATGAGCAGTTGGCTGCGTTTTCTTATTTTTGTGAAAAATATTGGTATGTAAAACATCCGCAAAAGGGACGTATTTTGTTTAAGTTACGTCCAGCGCAAATAGAAACTGTCAAAACTTGGATGAGTGAACGTTACAGTATCGTCTTAAAGGCTCGTCAGATTGGTTTTAGTACGTTGGCTGCCGCCTATAGTTTTTGGTTAGCATATTTTTTTGCTGACCGTTTTATTGTTATGTTGAGTCGCACTGAACGTGAGTCTGTGAAGTTGTTGTCTAAGGCTAAGTATGGTTACAAGTTTTTGCCGCAATGGTTTAAGTTGCGTGGTCCGCAACAAGTTACAGAACATCAATTAAAGATGGTATTTGATAACGAATCCGCTATAGAGTCGTTGCCGTCTAGTAATGACCCTGCTCGTGGTGAGTCTGTGTATTTGGTTATTGTTGACGAGTGGGCGTTTTTGCCTAATGCTGAGGAAGCGTGGGCTTCTATTGAACCTGTTACGGACGTTGGTGGTCGTGTGATTGGTTTGTCTACTGCTAATGGTTCAGGTAATTTTTATCACGAGTTGTGGGTTGGTTCTCAAACCAACGCCAACAAGTTTAAAGGCATCTTTTTTCCTTGGTCTGCGGACGGTGAACGTAACCAAGATTGGTATAATGCTAAGGCGGCAAACATGCACCCTTGGCAACTACACCAAGAGTACCCAACATTCCCCGAGGAAGCATTTATTAAGTCGGGTAATCCTGTTTTTGATATTCAAATGTTGGATGATATGTCTGTTGTGGAACCTAGTCGTGGGTATTATCATTTGTATTCTGATGGTAATGGCGAGTTTCGTTATTCCGATAACGGCGAGTTGCATGTTTGGGCTTTTCCACAAAAAGAATCTGTTTATGTAATTGGCGCTGACGTTGCTGAAGGTTTATCTTACGGTGACTATAGTTCTGCCCATATCATAGAGGCTAAAAGTGGTGTTGTTGTCGCTACTTGGCATGGTCGTATTGAACCAGATTTGTTTGGTGAGATGTTGGCTGAGTTGGGTTGGTGGTATAATACTGCGTTATTAGGTATTGAGAATAATAATCATGGTTTGACTACTCTTAAGGCTGCTCAGAAGCATGGTTATAAGAATCTTTATAAGCAGCGCCGTTTGGCGCATGTTCGTCCTGAGGCTACGGATATTTTGGGGTGGCGTACTACGGCTACTACTAAACCTTTGGCTATTGATGAGTTGTCTGCTGCTATGCGTACTGATACTGTGCAGGTTTATGACCGTTTGACTATTGCGGAGTTACGTACTTTTGTTCGGAAGGAAAACGGTAAGATGTCTGGTAGTCCGCATGATGACCGTGTTATTTCTTTGGCTATTGCTAATCAGATGTTGAAGTATGTTTGGTTGCCTGAGTATCGTCCGTCTAGTAAACCGCCTGAAAATAGTTTGTTGTGGTGGGAAAAACATATTTTTGGGGGTAGAAAAGCGGAAAAAACACCTATTGGCGCACATAATGTGCGCAGTCAGACTCCTTTTAGGTAGTTTGGGAACAAGAAAGTGTTATTAGATGACAAATTTTACTTGCGAAGAATGTTCTAGACAGTTTTATGATGAAGAATTGCCCCATCGTGGTGCAATTTGTTTCGGCTGCCACATAAAAAGTGTTCGTTTGGGTTTTACTTACGGCAAAGACAACTTTCATGGGGATACTATTGCTGAGAAACAGCGCAAAATTGTGGCGGATGCGGCTATCAATGGAGTGCAGGCTGAGCCTGTAACTAATTGGATGTAATATGGAAGCCGTCATTGTCCCCATTGTTGTTGCTTTGATTACGGGTCCAGTGGTGGTTGTTTTAAACAAGTTACGTTCAGAAAACACTAGTCAACATGCCGAATCTAGGGATTTGTTGCAAAAGGTTGCTAATAAAGTTGATAGTGTTGGAACAAAATTGGATGAACATATTGGGTGGCATAAAGGTAGGGACATATAATGGCTAAGAAAAATTTGAGTGATTATTTGGCTCAATCTAAACAACGTATTGAGTCTAGCCGTAAGTGGCGTAAAGAAGATGGTTATGATGGTACTTGGCGGCGCATGGTTGACATGTATAAAGGTCGTCATTTTGACGACTATAAAACTGAAGACCGTATGTTGGTTAATATTTCGTTTTCCACTATTAACGTTATTTCGCCTAGTATTTCGGTAAACTATCCGAAGATTTCTGTCAATGCTGTTAATCCAGATAATGCTGCTCAGGCTGTTATCGCTGAAGCGGTAGTTAATTATTGGTGGAAACATCGTGATATTCGTTCACATTTCCGCCGTGCAGTCAAAGACATGTTAACTGTCGGACATGGTTGGATGAAAGTTGGTTACCGTTTCGTTGAAGAAGAAGACACACAAGGTGGAGACACAGAGGTTTCTGATGCTGTTGAAGGTGGCGAGTCAACACCAACTAGCATAATTTTGGAAGACAGCCCGTTCGCTGAACGGGTTTCACCTAATGACGTGTTTGTTGACCCAGATGCAACAAATATGCACGATATTCGTTGGATTGCTCAACGTATCCGCCGACCAATCAACGATGTTAAACAAGACAAACGCTACAACAAGGCTGCTCGTGAGCAGGTTAAAGTTATGGCTGTTAGCCGTTATGCTGATGACCCGTCACGTAAAAAGATTCACGACAAAAATGCTGGATACGCAGAAATTTGGGAATTCTATGATGTAGCCAGCAACATGATGAGTATTTTCTCGGAACAGGGTGAAAACTTTTTAGTTAAACCTATAAAGATGCCGTACTCGTTTGGGCAACCGTTTGTAATGTTGCGCAACTATGACATCCCTGACCATTTCTATCCGATGGGTGATTTGGAATCTATTGAACCATTGCAAAAAGAATTGAACGAAACACGTTCACAGATGATGAATCATCGCAAAAAGTTTGCGCGTAAATATCTATACAAGGAAAACGCATTTGACCAGTTGGGTCGCACAGCGTTGGAATCTGACCAAGATAACGTTATGGTTCCTGTTATTTCTGATGAAAGTTTGGGGGCTGTTGTCTCTGCTTTCCCAGCAGTTATTAACCCGCCAGAGTTCTATAATCAAACCAATCTTATTGTTGGTGACATTGACCGTATTTCTGGTGTTACAGAATTTCAACGTGGCGGCGTATCAGAGATTCGCCGCACCGCAACCGAAACATCGTTGATGCAAGATGCAGCCAATGCTAGAACCTCAGACAAGTTGGCTACTGTTGAACAGGCTATTGCAGAAATTGGTCGCCGTATGGTGCAGTTGGCTCAACAGTATATGATTGGTGAGCAGGTGGCACGTGTTATGGGCAAAGACGGGGAACCTGTTTGGGTGAACTTTGACCGTGACTATCTGCAAGGTGACTTTGATTTTGAGGTTGCTGCAGGTTCAACACAGCCAGCAAATGAGTCGTTCCGCCGTCAAATGGCATTACAAATGGTTGATGCACTTGCACCGTTCGCTGGTGCAGGTATTGTTGACATGGGTAAACTTGCTGCCTATGTGTTGCAGATGGGTTTTGGTGTGAAGAACCCTGACGAGTTCATTAATGCTGCACCGCAACAACAAGGTATGCCTGCTGGTCCTGCTGGTGCTGCTGGTGCGCCACCTGCCAGCCCTGAAGTTGAAGCAATGTTGGCTGCCCAACAAACAGCAGCACAACAGCAGCCACCTCTACCCGCCTAATAGGTCACCAGACACTCTAGGATGCGTTTTGACGCATCTAAACCAGCGGGGGGTATCCACCATACCCCCCGTCTAGGGAACGCCTAGAATAGTATTAGAACAACCATTACGGATTCTAGGAGAAATATGAGCGATGAAATCGCAACACAGTCAGCGGAACCAGTTGAAGGGTCACCCACATCTGATAGTGTAGTCACAGAAACACCCGATACACCTACATTGAACGTGCAGGAATACTCTAACTATAGAGTTCCAGTAAAGTTGGATGGAGAGGAATTGCAAGTCCCACTTAGTGAGGCTATTGCAGGTTATCAACGTCAAGCCGATTATACTCGGAAAACGCAAGAATTGTCTCAGCAACGTGAAAAAATAGAATTTGCTTCAACACTTCAAGCCGCTTTAGAGAATAACCCAGCAGCGACACTCAGTTTATTGTCTCAACATTATGGTGTACAAAATGCACCGCAGGTTGACCCGATAGATGAAGAATCTTTGACCCCAGAGGAACGTAAGATTCGTGAACTTGATAAACGTGTAGCGTCATTTGAGGAATTTCAAAATCAGCAACAAATTGAAAAAGAAATTGCGGGTTTGCAAAACAAGTATAGTGATTTTGATGTAAAAGAAGTTGTGTCATCCGCTTTGCGTATGAATACAACCGATTTGGAAGGCGTGTATAAGCAATTGGCTTTTGATAAAATTGTGGCACAGTCCAAGTTAGAAACGGCAGCGAAAGAACGTTTGAAGCAAGCAGACGAAAGTGTGCTTGAAGCAAAACGGGCTGCCAGTGTGGTTTCAGGGGGTTCCTCTGCTACCAGTTCTACTACGACAGACAAGGCTGCCCCAATTAAATCAGTTTCCGAGGCTTGGGCTGCCGCCAAACGTCAAATGGGTGCTAATTAACCATTTAACAACTATTATTATAAAGGATTATAATGTCTAACGTAAACTTTGATGCGTTGCTTTCAACAACGCTCGCAAATTATCGTGACCAATTGACAGATAACGTGTTCTCAGACCGAGTTCTGACAAACCACCTTATGTCAAAGGGTCGCATCCGTATGCTTAACGGTGGCACAAAAATTGTTGAGCCACTTATTTACGGACAGAACACAACAGTGGCTTCGTACTCAGGTTACGACACCATCTCGTTGACAGCACAAACAGGCATCACTGCTGCTGAATACGATTGGAAGCAGTACGCTGCATCAATTGCAATTAGCGGTATTGAGGAAGCAAAGAACAACGGTGAACAAGAAATCATCAACTTGTTGGAAGCCAAAATCATGCAGGCTGAGGAGTCAATGCGTGAAGGTTTCAACGACATGTTCTACGCAGACGGAACTGGCAACAGCGGCAAAGACTGGAACGGTCTCGGCAACATCGTTGAGGCTTCAGGAACTGTCGGTAACATCAACCGTGCAACTGCTGGTAACGAGTACTGGCGTTCATACGAAGAAAACACCGCAGGTGCTTTGACTATCGCTCAGATGGCTACAGCATACAACACGGTGTCGGTTGGTAACGACCACCCAGACCTAGTGCTTACAACTCAAACATTGTTTGAAAAGTACGAGGCTTTGTTGCAACCACAATTGCGCTACACAGATGCCAAGACAGCAGATGCTGGTTTCCAGAACCTTCTGTTCAAGGCTGCACCTGTAGTGTTTGACGTAAGTTGCACCGCTGGTGTAATGTACTTCATCAACAGCAAGTACCTCACTCTTGTTGGTCACTCAGGTAAGTGGTTCCAGCAAACAGAGTTCGTGCGCCCAGAAAACTTGGATGCACGTTATGCTTTGATTATGTGCTACGGCAACCTCACTTGCCGCAACGCAAAGAAGCAAGGCAAACTTACAGCAAAAACCGCTTAATAGCGTTTATGTTGTGGGTTGGGAACAACCCGTGATATGGTAGGGGGAAAAAAGCCCCCTACCATTTTCATTTTATAGGAGTTTTATGCCAAAGGTCCCAGACCCAGACAAAATTTTAAAAGCAGTCATGCAAAACCTGAAAAAATCAGGTGTGTTGGATGATGTTGCTAAGGCTGGTGGCAATTTGGCTGATGACATCTCAAAGATTATGTCTGAGATGACTGGTAAAGCAGCGAAACCAGCAAAACCAGCAAAACCTAAGTTGCCCAAGAATCCACCTAAAAGCAAACCCGCTAGTCAAGATATACCGCCATTAAAACCAGGTGCTTCAAAGGCTGAGGCTAAAGCACGTATGGAAACTTTAATGCAAGAAGAATGGGCTCGTGTTGATAATATTAAAGCCAAACGTAGCAAATCAGGTTCGGCTGATAAAATGGAACGTGAAGCCCGCCGTCAAGCCAATCGTGACAATTGGGCTAAAGAACGTGAAGCATACAACAAAATGAAAGCCATTGAACGTGAAGAACGCAAAGCGGCAAACAGGGCTAAGTGGGCTGCAACTTTAGAAGAAAAATATGGTGGAAATATTGTTGAGGCTCGCAAAGCAACATCAAAAGGTCGCAACAAAAACAAAAAGGATAAAAAGTAATGGCTAGAGGTGGTTCTTCTGCGGACGATATCGCCAAGGCTATTGTTCAACGACTTTTAGAAGCCCGCAAACCTGCTGTCTCTGCTGCAAGAAATGTTGCAGATGATGCTGGCAAACTTGCCAGCACAGCAAAATCTGCTGTTCAAAAGGCTTTAGGCAAAGGTGGAAAACCTAAGGTTAGTAGCAAAACAGCAAAGACAGTAAGCCCCAAACCAAGTAAGCCTGCTTCTAAACCGATGACTAAGGCGGAACGCCGTTTGGCTAACCAGCAGGCTGATGCTGAACGCCGTGCTATGGGTGCTGATAAAAGAGCAGCAGATAAAGCAGCACAAAAGAAAGCAAACCGAGAACGATTCCTCAATAAGGAAAAAAGCAAGGTTGAAACAAGGATGACTCCGCAGATGATGCGTCAACAAGGTTATCCTTTGATTAGTAATGCTTTGACAAAGAAAATGAACTCGGTTGATTTTAAGACTCGTTTATTGGCAAACCAAGGTGGCATGTTAGATAAACAGGTTAACATAGAGGCTTATAAACTTATTCAACTATATCAGAAGGATGGTCGTAAACTTAGTCCTGCGCAAGTTAAATCGCTTCGCAAGAATGTTGAATCAGAAATCAAGTCTTTTGCTGAAAGAAACTTGGATAAACTATCTAGGGGTGTTGATACTAGGTTAAAGAATTTGGGTAAGATGACTCCAGAGGAGTTGGATACTGAGGCTGGCAGAATGGCTTTCCGTGCCAAAAAGGATAGAGTTAGAAAAGGTGCTGAACCTAAAGATTCTCGTAGAGATTATCAGGTTCGTCAGGACAAAGAAACAAATATGCGTCTTGAGGCTTTGGAACGTAAACGTGCTGACGCTGCCCGTAACAGAGGTACTGGTACTTCAACTGGTCCTAAGGTTAAGGGTCCTGAGTCTGCTAAGGCTAGGGAGAAGCGTTTGTCTGCTTTGGCTTCTGAACGTAAACTTGTTGCGGCGCAGGACGCAAATGCAGCGAAACGTCCGAAGGTTAAACCTTTGTCTGTGTCGGCAAGAAAGTATACTGCTGAGGAACTTAAGAATGTTAAATTGACCACATCTGCTGATGTGGCTGCTGCAAGAGCAGTTCTTGGCAAGGGTGGCGAGGGTTATAATGTTAAACCTAGTGTGCCTTTGCGTTCTGGCAGGCGACAGGAAACTGCCGAGGAACTTAATGCACGTTTGGCAGCGTTCCGAGCAAAACAATCAAAAGGTTCTAAAGCACCAAAGAGGAAGTAATGGTTACTCCTCGTAACCAACGTTATAAGCGCAAGGTTAATTCTGCGTTGGATTTGGCTAAAATGGCTGCTGACCCGAAAGGGTTTGAGTACGAACAACGTACTAAATCTATTATTGAAACAAAACCTGGTTTTGGACCATTTAACGATATGATAAATTTGTCTGGTGTTGTTCGTTTTGGTAAAGAAAATTTAGATGCACAGTTGGCTGATTTATTGAGATGGAATAAAAAAAGTCCTGGAATTATACGGTCAGAAGATAAATATGGTCAAAAAGTATCTTTTGCAGGTGAGTCTTTATTGCCGTTAAATCAATTAGAAAATATTTTAACTGGCAAAGGAACTAAAGGTGACCTTTTAAATGCTTGGTTATATACTCAAAGAGGTGGCGCTACAGCAATGAAAGGTTTGGGGTTGCTTGCTAAAGGGGTAACTAAACCTGTCGGTGCTTTGACCCGTAAAGCCAGTGTGGGTAACAAGTATGGTCGTAAAATGTTAGAAAAAGTATTATCAACATTACCTTAAGGAACGGATACCCATATTATGATGAACAACTCAATCCCAACATACGCATTATACGGCAAACCAGTAGACCACTATAGGCTTTCCGCTGTTGCTGATGCGCCGTTGGCTGCTGCCAGCGGCGAATACTTGGGTCGGGGCAACAAATGTATGGGCAATGACGACACTTGTGGCGCTAACCGTATGAAGGGGCAAGAACTATGTGTCGGGCATTACCGTCAGGCTGTCAATTTGGCTGAAGTGGCTGAACAAATTGATTCAGAGGAGTAACAATGGCATACGCAACAATGACCGCAACAACGTTGCGTCAAACTATCCGTGACATCACAGACCTAGACACAGAAGACCTACCAGATTCGTTATTAAATGTTTATATCCGTGACGGATACTACCGTATATTGGATATGGAGAAACGCTGGTCTTTCCTAGAAAAGTCGTTTACTTTCAATACTGTTGCTGAGCAACGAGAATACACCATTAGTGCTTTCACGGCTGACCCTATTGGTCAGATTATTTCTATTGTTGACCCTACGGGTACTGGGTTGCGTTTAGAGATGGTTGGACATGACATGGCGGAAAACACGTATATTGGTTCGTATGATACTTCTAGTGACCCGTTGTTTTATTCTATTTGGGAAGGCAAAATTCATTTGTTTCCTAAACCGAACAATGTTCGTACTTTGAAAGTTCGTGCTTATCGTGAACCGATTGATTGGGTTACTAGTGGTGGTGCTGTAGATGCTAGTCCGTCTTTGCATTTTCCTTTGGTGTATTATGCTTGCAGTCGTGTGTATCAACGTCTTGAGGATACGGTTATGGCTCAGGAATATAAACGTGCTTTTGATGAAGGTGTTGTCTTGGCTAAAGAAAACATTATGAAACCTAGTAGTCATGGGCATTTGCGTTTGTCTCAGGGGCAAACTTCTGGTCGTCCAACCTTTCAGGGTTGGATGCTTAACATGGGTAAGGATTTAGCGGATAATGGCTAGAGTTCGTGTTCGTGAACTGAAAGATTTTACTGGGGGGCTTAACTTTCGTGCCGACCAGTTTCAGTTGGCTGATAACGAATCTCCTGATATGTTGAATGTTGAAATTGACCCTAGAGGTGGTGTGTTTAGTCGTGGTGGTATGCGCCGCATTAACAGTACAGCGGTTTCTGGTACTTGGACACCACAATCGTTGTTTCCGTTTTATGGTGCTACACCACGCATAATGCTATCTACAGAAACTAGAATTTATCAGTCTACTGGTTCTGATTTTAGTTTGTTGGAATACAGTGCTGGTAATCCTATTGTTGTTACTAGTACGCATGGCGCAAGTTTTGCGCAATGGGGTACTAAACTTTATATTGCTGTTGGGACCGCTGGCAACGGTGGATATGTCTGGGATACTGCTAGTACTTATGCTACGGCATTGACAGCGAGTGGTGTTGCGCCTCATGCTTGGCAAACTACACCAACTACTTCAGAACGTAAAATGCCAACAGCGGAGTTGTTGCATGTTCATGCTAATAAGATGTTTGCGGCTAATGTGCGTATTAATGGTGTTGATTATCCGAACCGTTTGCATTGGTCGTTGGAAAATGCGCCTGAGAACTGGGCTTCGGATGATTATATTGAGATTAATGCTGGCGGTAATCGTATTACTGGTTTGGCTACTGTCGCTGGTCAGTTAATTATTTTTAAACCGAACGCAATTTTTGCTTTGTTTGGTTACGATTCCGACAATTTTCAAATTGTGGAAGTTTCTAGTAATCTTGGTATTGATACACCACATAATCTTGCTGTCAGCGACAAAGGCGTGTATTTCTTTTCTAACCCTGAGGGAGTATATTATTATAATGGTTCTAGTATTGCAGACATTTTTGAAAACCTTAGACCAATTATTGAGTTAAATTATATTACTGTTGGTGTTGAAGACAGTTTTCATTTGAGTTGGATTGGTCAACGGCTGTGGGTTTCTGCAGCATACACTAAAACTGGTACTGCAACCAATAGTACTGTTAATTTTGTTTATGACCCGACTATTGGTGCTAGGGGTTCTTGGATGCAGTTTTCAACTGCAGACGGCAAGGGTTTGACTGCTGGATGTAATTGGCATAATGCGTCTAATGTTGAATATCGTTTATTGACTCATCCAACTTTGCCTTATATTTTGCGAGTTGACATGTATGACCAAGAATTTGATAATATTACTGGCAGCGATATTTCCTACACCAGCAAATATCGCACTAAATGGTTTGACGCTGGTTCGTATACGCAACGTAAGATGTTTCGCCGCCCAGAGTTTGTTATTAAACAATCTACATCAACTCAAACTATTGGTGTCAAGGTTTATCATGATTTTGATGAATCGGAAGGTAATGAACGTAGAACGTTCAATTTGGTTCAATCTCCAATAAACTTAGGTATGGTTTGGGGGTCCAGTAATTGGGGAGATAATTGGTCCACTGGTGCTGTTAGTTCTTTGCTGATTACTGGAAACAATTTGGGTTTAGCCCAAACTGTTCAATTAGAATTTAATGGTCCATTGGGACAGTTGTGGGGTATTAACAGCATCGGATACAAATATCAACCTAGACAGGTTAAAGGATAACAATGGCTACACTTACTATTCCAAACAGTTTTGTTAACGGCACAGCCGCTATCGCATCAGAAGTTAACGCAAACTTTTCTGCTATAAAAACTTTCTGTGAAAATTTAGCGGCAGGCACAAACATTGACGCTGGCGCTATAAACTCAACAGCCATGAGTACAACAGGCGTAGTTGCTGGTGTATATACAACAGCAAATATTACGGTTGACGCTGCTGGTCGTTTAACAGCAGCAGCATCTGGTTCAAGTATAACTGGCGACAGCGAGCAAGTTGTGTTAGGTTCACAGGTATTTGGCTAATGGCTTGGTCTGTTAACTCTCTGTCTCTGCTGACAAGTGTGGACAAAAATGTTTTACAAAACATTTTTGTGTCACTTCAGGCTGAACTAGAACGTTTACAAAAAGAAATAGATGAACTAAAACAGTTGAAAGCAACTAGGTAACATTATGTCAATGATAGACGCATATTACGGTGATTACGGAATGGCTGAAGCGTCTGCACGTAAACGCCGTTCCGCAACATCCATAGCAAATCAACAGGCTGCGTTTCTTGGGCAGCAACGTGGCACACGCAATATAGCGGATTTGACACGTAAACTTACTGAAGGTTTCCGTCCCAAAATGGCTGGCTACGGTCAGCGTGGTTTGGCTGGTCCTGCTGTGGCTTCAGGTATTCAACGCAAAGGTTTGGAACGTTATGCTGCAGACATGCAACGTGCGCTTGCTGATGAAACACAAATGTTACAAGATGAACAGAACCGTATCGCTATGAGTGAGGCACAGTCGCAGGCTGACCTTGAGGATTATTTAGCACAGTTACGTTTACAGAAACAAAGAGATATTATTAGTTCGGCTACTGCTCTTAAGCAGTATGCTGCCTACTAGGGGGTATTATGTCGTTTAGATTTGATTATCAAAAAGGTACATGGGTATTAGTGACTCAAGATGGGTCTACTCCTAGTGGAACAACAACAACTACAGTACCTTCTACAGCAACGACAACACCAAAAACTACAACAACGGTAGCGCCGACTACTACTACTGGTACAACTTTGCCGCCTGTAGTTAAAACACCGATTAATGTTACTTCTACTGGTTCAACTGGTGGTTTTGATTTAAATAAAGAAATAGCAAAAATTGATGATGCAGCAAAAGCATATAGAGAAGCAACTAGTTCTGAACCAAGTGCGGCTTGGTATACAGCAAAATTGTTGCCAATTCAAACATATTTAAATGATAAACAAGTTGAAAGAGAAAATGCTGCCGCTCGTGCAAAAGAAATTGCTGATAGAGTCTACCAAGATAGGGTTCGTGCGGAAGAAAATGCACGTGAGGACAAGTACCGTGAGGCACAGTTGGCTTTGTCTAGGGCTGCTGCTGGCAGTGCTGCTGCCGCACGTGCGCAAGAACGTTTGGATGCTTTGGCTAAAGAAAAACGTGACCGTGAATTTCAATTAGCGCAAGAAAACCGTCAAAATCAATTTGTCATTGATGCCGAAAATCGTGCTGCTGCAAGACAGGATGCACTTGAGGCAGTTGCACGTGTTCGTGGTATACGTGGCGGTGAGGCTGCTGCACAAGTTTTTGAATCGGCTGCTGGTAAACGAACATTAGAAGGTTTGCAACGCATTAAAGAACTTTATGACCCAATGAGTCAAATGGCAAATGATGAATTTGCCACACAACTAGATTTGCTTAGCAAGGATTTTGAAACAGCACGTGGACAGGTTAAAGGTGCAGGTGAAGATTTCCTTAAGTCATTTGTTGATAGTGTTGCATATCAAAATGTTCCTATTACGACATTGGAAGCGCCAACAAATCCTTTGTTGGCTGCATTACAATCTCAGGGTGCTGGCACTGGCGAGGTTCAGGCTGTTAGCGATTTTGCTAAACAGTTTGCCACTAGCACTTCCGATTTAGGCAAATGGGCTGCTAATCAATTAAATATTGGTCAACAAAACTTTGATGTTGCCAGCAAACGTGCTGCTACTGGTGCTACTACTGCTGCGCTTCAAGGGTTGGCTGGTCAAGAACCACGTATTAAGGCTGGTATGCAGGCTGATTTGAATAAACGTTTGCAAGATATCGCATTGCAACGTGCGCAAGCCCAAGAATCTGTCTATGCTAGACAACGAGATATGGAAGATAGGGCTGCGGCTATACGTGCAGAAACATTGGCTAAATATGGTCCTGAAGATAAAACTACAACTACTAAAGATACTAAAACCGAAGATGAGGCTGCAAAAGCAGCCGCTGAGGCTAAACGTAAGGCTGAAGAAGAAGCGGCTAAACGGGCTGCGGGTATAACCGCTGCAAAGGCTGCCAGAACTTCCGAGTTTTAGGAACAAGTATTCTTATTATAGGATACTAATTTAAGGACTTTCATGGCAACTGGCATAACACGTTCACCGTTTGTTAAAAAACAAACTACAGACTACGGTTATGGCAAAGACAGTGAGGGCAACACTACATATACCGATGCAAATGGTGTAACAACAATTGTTGTTTCTGCTGGTCAATCACCTAGTTTAAACAAAGAAAAATTTGCATTAGGTAAGGCTGTTAATAAGGCTGGTTCATTAACACGATTTTTGCCGTTTCAACCGCAAGCACAAAAAGATATTCTTGAAAGTTTGCAACAATTAAAAGAAACTGGTAAAACCCCTAAAAGTGTTACAGGTGGAATATTTAATACCTTGGGTCAAATCATTAACTATACCGTTGGTGAAGGACCTAAAGAAGTTTTGCAAGCAACTGTTGAAGCAGTTAAACCCGTACAGCGCTATGGTCAATCTGCCATTAACGAACTTGCCGAGGGTCTTACTCAGTTAACTCGTCTTGGATATGCTGAACCTTTATCTTATAAAAAGGGTATTTATAAAGGTCAAAAAATTGAGGCTAGTTGGAAAGATTTTGTTCGCCAAGCAAAAGACCCTAACTTTAAATTGTTTGGTAAAAATTCCGTTACTGGAATGGGTGGTGTTGCTGGTGGTACTTTACAGTTTATTGCTGATGTTGCTACGGACCCAACAACCTATGTTGGTTTGCCTGCAAGTCAAGCATCTAAAGCACAAAAGGTTGCATTAGCCACTAGAGTTGTAACAGAACTATATCCAAAATATCCCGAACTTAAATCCATTCCTAATTTGTTGGATAATGTTGTTCGTTATGGTGCTGTTGAATTACCTGATTATGTTCGCAAAAATGAAAACATTTTTGTTGGCGTAAAATATATGGGTTATGAAATTAAAAATAGTAGCGCTATTGCTAAAGCGTGGAGACACACTTTGGGTGAAGTTAGCCCTTATGTTGGTGATGTTCTTTATAAATATAAACCTAATTGGGCTATAAAAACTGCTCGTGGTGGTGTTGCGCCTTTGGTTGCTGTTGGTGTTGGACGTGGTATAAAATCTGGTGATGATTGGATTAGCACATATTTAGGTGGTATAGCGGAACATTCAGCAAGTCTTAGAAGCAGAGGTAGGGCTGCTGGTTTTAGTCAAACACATTTGGCTAAAGGATATGGAATTTTACGTGCGGTTGAACAGTTGCCTGATACTGCACAACAAGAATTATACAAAATTATTGAAAACCGTAGCCCTGTTTATGCAAGCAGCGAAGAAGTACAAAACATTGTTGATGCTTTCAAAAAATGGGATGATGAAGCATACCAAGCAGTTGACGATTATAGAGTTCAACAAATACGTAACAAATGGGGTGCTTTACCAAATGAACTTGGCGTAATAGACGACCACCTGTATCACTCAATGACTGACGAGGCACGAGAATGGATGGTTTCTGAAGGTTATAAAACTAAGTGGTTTGATGACTTAGATTTTAGCGGTGTGGACATAGAAACGGGTAAAGGTATTTCTAGTCATCGTAAGTTGCGTGACGCAACATTTGATGCAGAAGGCAACCTTGTCCATGCTGAAAAATTTATGGACGAAGATGTTATCGTTGGTAGCATTGAGGCTATCAACGAAATTTCTATGCGCAAAATTAATATTCCTTGGTTCAAAACAGATATTCCCACTATCATGATGGACAGTTTACATTCTTATAGCAGAATGATGGAACGTACAGCATATTATGACAGAATGATGGATTTTGGTCCTGCTGTTATTAAGCCATTAATTAAACACGTTGTTCCTGATGCCGCACTTGTTGCAGAACTTGAAGATGTTGCAACGAAGTTGCTTGCTACGCAACGTTCGTTAAAGGGTCGTATTTCTCGTGGTGTAAAGAAATTAGCGGGGACAAAGGAAGCGGCGGCAACAGAATTAGAAAATGTTTCCCAAATCGCTATTGATGTTTTGTCGGGCAAAATTGCTCAAAGAGTTAGTGTTACTGCCGAAACTGAAACCATTTTGAAAGAAATAGCAAAAATTAAGAAAACATTAAATAAGGCAACTAAAGCCGCCACCAAACTTAAGGCTGAACTCAAAGGCGAGTCTAATGATGTTATAATTAGTTTGGTTAAACAAGTTGATGCTTTTGAAAAAGCATTAACCGAAGGCACTGCTGACCGTTTCCTTACATTACAAGAACTTCATAAAGAGTATTTGTCATGGTATCCTAATGCCAACGATTTTGAGGGCAAAAGTGCAGAATGGTTGGCTGAACGAATTGTCCGTGCTGCTGGCGGCGCAGACGCTATTGAGGCTCGTGAAGCGAGCCGTGTTGCGCAAAACAACTTTATACGTGAACAAATAGATGCACTACCTGAAACATCTATTGAAGAACGTCAATTTTTAGAAAACAAATTAATTGAAAACGAAACAGAACTTGAAGCAATCCAACGCATTAATGAAGTAAAAAATAATGCAACCTATGCTAGCGAGGGTTGGATTTATGGTTTTGTTCCCGACACCAGCGGTGAGCCTGTGCCGTTTCAAATTTTTACAACTGCACCTATGGATAATGAGTTTGGTACGTTTAGTCAAATGGATGATGCGATTGCTGGTCATGCTATTCCTGAGGGTGAATTGTTGGATTTGCGTGACCCCGAAACGTTCTCTGCTTTTTTGAATCCAGAATTTTGGGCTGAGGATTTAAATAAAGCATGGCGACAGGTTGGCATAACCGAATACATATCGGAATCCGATATTGCTAATATGATTGAAAATAATGGTGTTTTAGATGAAACATTTGTGCGAGTTAATCCAGAAAAAGCGGAACTTTTATCTGGATTATGGGATATGAAAACTCGTATTGACGCTGCTAGGGCATCTGGCGAAATTGAAAAATTGACCCATAATGAACTTGGACAGTTCTTTGAGTGGTTTAAAGATGTGCAACAAAGAATTGCATATTCTTTTAGCCCTAATAACTCTGATGCTGTTGGCGGTATTGCGTCACAATGGTGGTTTAAAAATCTTGTTGATGATGCGGCAGGTAATGGTTACAGGGGTGTATTAATGCCTGCGTCAAATATTTTTGGTGACGGTTATCATTTTGCTTCAGATGAATGGGCTGTGTTGGTTCCCGATAATTGGAAAACACCCAAGATTGGGCAAGCACCAACTGACCCTTGGCAAACTGTTAAAGGTAACAAGTTTTTGCAGAACTCTCTTGATTCCACTATGGAAATGCACCAGTTGTCTTTGCTGGATAATAATGAAAAACTCCGCAACATGGGTCTTGATATTGAGGAATCGTTGGCTAAACGTTCCGAACTTACCGCACAGTTAGAAGAAACACAAAAACAGGATACTGCTTTCCGTACTTTAATGAACCTGCGTAATGCTAATAGTGTTTTGGTTGATGGAAAATATGTGCCACGTGAGCAAGTTTTAGCAAAACTTGCAACTGCTGATGCTGAGTTAAAAAAAGTTTATGACAGCATAGACAAAGAGGTAAGACAGCAGATTGAGGCGAAGTTTGGTGTTGCGGAATTAAATACTCAACGTTTAAAGTATGAAGAACGTTTACCTATGTTGTTGGACCAAGCAAAAGTTTTAGAGGCTTGGACTGAAGGCACTGGCGCTGGTTTGAAACAAGAAATTCAGGACATGATTTTGTTGATTAAAAACAAACCTGCTAAAGGTTCTACTGGCGCAAGTAATTCCGCCTATGTTGATAAGGTATTGAAGTCTATTGAAACTAGTAGTTTGATTGATGAGCCAAAAGTCGCTGAGGCTTATGACCGTGTTACAACCATATTGCATGCTGATGAGTTGAAGTTGGCTGCTGTCAACGAAGAACTTGAAGAAAGTTTGGATTGGTTGCAGATGGCTGAAATGGGTTTGTTGAATGGCAAACTTGTTAACGATGTTGCGGAACAAGGTTGGGAAGAAATTAAGGGTATGGGTTTACAAATGCCTAAGGAAGTTTTAGATGTTTGGGGTCCAAATGTTAAAAAACTTCTTAATCAAGTTGAGTTTAAATCTTGGATGAAAAACTTAGACAGAGTAAACAATTATTGGAAACGTTGGGTTACTAGTACGCCTGGGTTTTTTGTTCGTAACGGTTTTTCGGGTATGTTTATGAATTATGCCGATGGTGTTACCAATGACGCTATTGAGCAAGGTTTGAAATGGGCTACGTTTCAAAATGAAACTAAACGTGGTATTGCTAAGGGTGATACTTTTGCTAACTGGACTCAACGGGCTAAGATTACTGACCCGAACGAGTTGGCTAAAGCGGAATGGGTTATTCAAGTTGTTTTGGCTACAGGTCATGGTGTTACGGACGACTTTGCAGCGCCTACTATTGGTCGGCGTGGTGCGGTATTGACCGATAAATATTTCCAATTCTATAACCGTAAAAATAAGTTTGTTGAACGGGCATTGCGTTTGCCAATGGCTATAGATTCGTTCAACAAGGGTCAAACTTTTGATGAGGCTGTAACACGTATTAATCGTATCCATTTTGATTATAGTGATTTGTCTAAGTTGGATAAAGTGGCAAAACGGGTTGTGCCGTTTTGGGTTTGGACAAGTCGCAATGTTCCATTGCAGTTAACACAAATGATGGCACGACCTAAAGCATATTATGAATATGAAAGAGTTAAAAAATCTTTCCCTGTTAATCCTAATTTGATTATGCCAAAATGGATTGCTGATAAAGATGCTTTGGGTATTATGGGTAACTGGGTGTTGACCCCCGATTTACCTCATATTCGTTTGGCGCAACAGTTGCAATCCATTACAACACCTCAAGGTGTTTTGGGACAAGCAGGGTTGCCGTTTAAGTTGCCAGCAGAATTGTTGGCAAACAGACAACTTGGTATTAGTACTGGACCATTCCGACAAGATGAAGTCAAAGGTTATACCGCTTTTATAGCAAAGTTTTTGGGTCCATTGATGGGTACGAAATATGTTTATTATGATAAAAACAAAAATCTTGTTATGGATTCACGTGTGAACTATATTTTGGAATCGGTTTTCCCTGCATTAGGACAATTTAATCGTGTTACTGGCGGTGTGTTTGGTGGCAAAGATACATTAGAAGAACGTATGGTTTCTAGTTGGTGGAACTATTTTGGTGTGCCAGCACGTGAAATTGGTGAGAAGCAACAAGAATCTGAAATTGTACGCAGAAAATGGGCTACTAACGAATTGATAAAAGATTTAGAAAAACTTGTTAACCAAGAAGAAGCACAACAGTTAGAAGAACAACAACCTTAGTTGTCGTGCAAGTTTAATGCTTGTGTCAATTCGGCTATAATCTTAGAGTATTCATGCCAACTTTTTTCTTTGGCGATTTCATCGCCAGTCTGTGCCTGTAGGTATAGTTCTACTAGTTCTCGTGCAGCAAGGACAGAGATGACGAACTCTACTACGAATCCGTCACTGTCGTCTTTGATGATGTTGGTGAATATGCCTTCTAGTTCGCTGATGTCGTCTTTGTCAAACAAATATAACAGTTCGTTTAAGTCCTCAGGGTCCCAGTCATGTTCACTAGATGTCACGGAAGTGTTCCAGTTTGCGTATAGCCACTTCTATGTCGGCTACTTTGTTTATGAATGTTTGTGGTGACCCGTAACGTTTCAGTTCTTTTTTCATTACGGCTAGTTCGTGGCGTAGTTTTTCTATGTTAGTTATTTGCGGTAATTTGGTCATATAGTTGTTGTGCAATTCCTTCTACAATTTGGTCTATTTCTAATCCGTTTTCTGATTTAAAATCTTTGCCTAAGATGTCTCGCATTACTACGATTACGCCCATTAGGGTTGAGATTACGAACTCCATGTTGATGAATATTTTATCTTCACCTATTGAGTACTGTGTTCCTTCTTTACCATATTTTGATTCTGTTTGTTCACTCATTTTGTTTCCCCTAGTATATCATAATTGGAATAGGACATGGATAGCACACGACCATTTGGTGCGACCGCTATCCATGTTGGGGCATCGCTGTCACAATAGCAACCGATTGTTCGTTTTTCATCGTTTTGAAAAACGTGTTTACAGTTGTTACAGCGAACCGTGACTGTCATCGCTTATCTCCTTTCAACGGTAATTTGAACGAATCTTCGTTCAACATAATTGCTATCATAGCATAGCCCACAATGTCAATGTATGAATCTACTAATGATTCGTTGTTGGGTTGGCTACGTTTACTTAGGTTGTCTATACGTGCAATTTTGTCGCATATACGAATTGCGACACCAATAATCCCGAAGTTGGTGATGTTGTTGTGTCCATAGTCGTGTTGTTTACGGCACAACAACTCCACCATTTCTTCATGTTGGAACGGTGGGTGATTGTCCAGTAGCCACTGCAATGCTTGTATGCCTGCACGTTCTAGCACTAATATTGCTAGTTCTGTGTCGGATTCTTCAGCGTTACCAAGTTGTAAACTTTTAACCCATTTACTAATGTAGGTTTCTATCGGTTTAAACATTTTGGGGTCGGGCAAAGTTGTTGATGCTTCTACCCGCAGTTTTGTCAATGCCGCATCAGCCGCTTTGTTAAATGTCGTGTACTGTTTTTTCATTATTCTCCTAGTATGCCATATTTTTTGTTTAATATATCCATAATAACTGGGTTTTGTTTTAACAAAACTTCCAGTTTTTGTATCGCTGATTTAGTTTTACGCCACGCATGCGATTTTGCAGATATCCCCACAATACGTGCCGCTTCTTGAAACGTCCTTCTTTCATAGTATATCAAGTATATCATCTGCCTATCCGTTTCGTCCATAGATGCTACGGTTTCGGAAACAGCGTCAAACAACACGATATCATCATCGTAATCGCTTTCTTGTTCGTATGGTTGCATTAACCATTCTATTTCGGTGGAACGATATTTTTTTTGATTAGGTATATTTTCAGGAATCATATTTCTCATTTATCATCATGTCCATAACATCTTCAGGTTGTAGCAGGTATCCCATGCTGGGATTACCGCTACGCCACGCAAACTTATGATAGTTTTTGGGGTTGAATCTATCTTTGTTGGCTTTCAAATAACGTTTAATGCGTGGCACAGACACAATCACAAACGAACCGTCAAGGGCATACACGTACACCCACCATTCCGCTTTTGTCACTGCTAAACCTGATGGTTGCCATAATGGTTCGCCGTTGTCGTCAAGACGGCGGCGAGGATTCTGCACCATTTCTAACACCATTCTGCCGTTACGGTATCGGTCTGTTTTAACTTCAAACGCACCGCTACTAATCTTTTCTAAAAATTCGGATACAAGTTTTTCACCTTTATGTCCAAACGACAGGTCTGTTTGCCAATCGTGGGGCATTGGTCCAATATCGTAGTCAGATTTTTTTGTCATTCTTTACCTGCCACAATCACTGTTACTTGTTTATCGTCATTCCACGCAACACCGTTCAATCCGTCCATCAATAACTTTATGTAGTTATCTAGGTCGCCACGTAGTTTTGTTTTCGTTTTAACCTTGGGACTAGTTTCATGTATGCTGATAGTGATGCCTTCTTTTTTGAATGTGCAAACCAAAACAACGTCACCTTCATATTTTGGTCCTGAGTATGTGTTGCGTATAATGCTTTCCGATTCTAGGGTTGTTGCTGGCGTATAGACACGCCCGTATCGGGTCATTCTTGGGCGACCTTTTGGTATGGGTTTTGTTTCTATGAACTGGCTGTGTGCTTTTTTCATGTTTTCCTAATCTGCATAAATGTGTGGAATGGTGCGCCAGAGTTACCATCAAATTTGGCGCTGATAGTTAATGATTTTATCAGAACACGTTTCGCTGATGTCTGGGTTATTCTTTTATTACTAGCGTACATTTGCATTGCACCCAGCCCATAATGTGACCCTGAGCCGATAGCGTACAGATTGTTTGCGTCCATTTCCGTGCTGTAGTCGGAGTCTATTTGGTAGATAACACCGTTAGCGCACACTAATGTGTCTATAGATGCTTCTGCTGGATTGGATTCGTATTGTGGTAAACCTAAACCGTTTTGTTCTAAACATTCTCTGTAGGCTGGAATGAATTGGCTGACTATAAACTTTGTGAGTTTGTTGCCTGATAGTTTGGGTGGTAGTTGTGGTGGGTTGAATACGTGTTGTATGATGTTTGCGCCACGTGTGTCGCCTGCGACACCTATAAAGTATTTGCCGACTGTCACTATTTTGGATTGTGTCATTTTGCCGACACGCCCGTAATCATCTGTCCATTGTGAATCTGAACCGATTGCACAATAGTCGTCACCTTGTATTGCTAGAATGGTTGTCATGAGTGTACCCGTATAACTAGTTTGTCTATTTCTAGGTCGCCGTTGGGACGTAAATGATATTTGCCCCACCGCTTGTCAGCGGTTTTGATAATGGTTTTGGTTTGACTAGGGTTAAGTCCCGATTTGACGCACTCGTAACCGAGTTTGGCTAATGTTGATGAACGGTCTTTGGACGGTAATGGTCCGTCACGCCAAATGACTTTACCTAGCGGAGACAGAACTTGCATAGCCTCGTCTAATGTTGCGTCATATTCTGTGGGCATAATGCCTGGGGTTGGTTTGATTACAGGTTTATAATGTGCAGCGAGGCGGGCGATGTCGGCTGGTGATGTACGGTTGGCTGTAGCCATTGCTACGAAGTCGCAGATATGTAGAACTGATTGGAAGTCGTTGGGGTTTAGAACTCGTTGGTTGTGTGTTGTGTCGTCAGTGTAGTTGGGGTATGGTAGACGGACATAGTTGCCGTATTGTCCGTGTTTTAGTGTGGTTTGTTTGGGGTTTACTTCTGTGGCTGGTACGTCAGCGACTTGATGTGCAGCCAATAGCATGTTGCGCATAATCTCGGCGGACACTGGTTCTGTGGCAAACACCCAAACATGGTAGCCTTTGGAACGTGAACGTTCTATCCACGAGATGACACCACCTGCACGTAGTGCGTCATGTAACTGTCGGGCTTGATATAAAGATTTCTCTAATCCTAAGTCAAAATCTGAACAGCCCCACACAACGGACGGCACACCGTCAATGGGGACAATCGGATATACACCGATACGTTCTGTGCCTGTTAAGTGACGTTCAAATGTGTCACGGTTCAATGGTAGTTTAGCGCAACCGCCACTGTCTGTGCCGTAAACGTCACCACGACCACGAAACAACTTGATGTAATTGTCTAATAGTTTGTCGTCTATCATATACCCCCTTTACCAATCTGTGAGAATTTCTTGCATGGATAATTGTTCTACTTCGGGTTGCACAATATTTTCTTCAAGTCGGTATGGTAGCACCCCGTTTTCTAACCTTTTCAACCGACCCGTTCCTGCCTCAATCAAGAAATCCATATCGTCCAACAAGACGGACGCAGGACGTTTACACTTAACCAAGTTCAACGTGACAGTATCCATGTGGATACGCAAATTGTATTGCAGTTCTTCTATCTTGGACATTATACGTTCAGCGTTTGAGGCTTTGTCTAGTTTTTCTTGTAGGTCACGAATGTGTCCCTCTATTTCAAACCGTTTACGGCGAACACCAACAATGTGTGTTGCTTGTTGTTCACCACCATAAGCACCTGAACTGATAGTCATTTTACGTCCGTCAGCACCAGCAGTACGACTTGACTGATGCAAAACAATCAACGGAATATTATGACGTTTACCGAACGCTTTAATGCTGTTGGCTTTAGATGGGACATCTTCTCCGCCACCTGTAATCAAATCCAAATAGTCCACAACGATTAGTTGTGGGTCACCTAATACGTCTATTGTTTCTGATAATGCACGTTCCATTTCAATCAACGACACAGTTTGGTCAAACACCGCCAAACTAGGGAAGTGTTCTAATGCTGTGTTGCGCAACAACTCTATGGATTGTCTATCGTTTTGTGATATGCGTTCTTCTAGAATGTTTGCGTCAATGCCGTGTGTTACGCAGGCAAGTTTGATTAATGTTAATGTTCGTGGTTCATCGGGACAGAAATAGATTACCCGTTTGTCTTTGTTGGCTACAAGAATTTGTAGCAACGCCAACGTTTTACCGCTATGAGAGTAACCGTTTATAATGCACATCTCTGATGGTGCAATACCACGCATTTGTGCATCTATTTCATGGAAACCTAAATAGATTCGTTCTTGTGGTGTTTGCGCCCAGTGAACATAATCATCTGCGGCTTTATGTAAAGGTGTATAATATGAAAGTGATGCCGTAGACAAGTCGGGCGTGGGAAGAATTTCCCCACGCCCTAACTTTGCCCAACGACCCACATAATCGGGGTCGGTCATCGGTTACCGTCTAACTCGTGGTTCCCAAAACGCTTCTGTACCTGTGGTTGATTTAAACCAAGGACGTTTAGGGTTCACTGCTAAACCGTCACGGTTGTCCCAAACTTCGGTGACACCTTTCTTTGCACATTCAGTGTACAACCATGCTGGAATCGGACCATGTTGCGTACCTTTGATACGAACCTGACCGCCTTGTGCTGGTTGAAACGCTGGCTGTGCTGGCTGTGTTACTACTTGGCTATTTGGGAACGCTTGAACCAACATTTCTTCTTGCGTTGGTGCTTCGCCCGTCATACCCATTTTGGCAAACAATGCGTCTACCGTTGCATCTAATGCCAAGACAAAATTAGCGATATTCATTTGAACATCATCTGTCTTGGGTGTTATATCGGCAGCAATTTTACCTGCAACCTGAATAACAATTGATTGGTCTCTGTTTACTGTAGTAATAACTATCTCCTATCTGTTTGTTGTTGTGAACTAACTATATCATACCCTTATTCAACGTCATGGCAATTGAAAGCGCCTTTGCAGACACTCCAAAACGAACACCATGACTCTGAACATAACGCACTTTCATCATTCGTTATCCATTGATTATCTACACCAGTTCGCAACGCCATTGTTACTGCGCCACGAACATGATGTTTTAACCAATTCCAATGTTCAGCACCCCGATAAATTGGCACAATCTGTGCCTTCGGGTCTAGTTGCCGAATCATTACACCATAATTAAACTTCGGTTCAAGCCCCAACTGTTCAGATACCGCATAAGTATAAACTGTTGGTTGAATAGCGGATTTCTGTTTAGTGGACTGGCTGTAAGACCGCTTTGCTGTTTTCCAATCCCACACAACACCATCATCATCAACATAATCAATTGTGCCTTCAAGCCAAACAGCATAACCGTTTACGTCTATGCCTAAAGGGGTTTTAAACGGGTGTTCTGTTTTGCCACCCAATTTTACTTTAGGTAAAATTGTATCGTAGAAAGCCTTTGACATGGATTCTAGGTACTGTGGAATTTCCTCTTGATTAATGTTAGTTTTCTTATAGTTGGTTGTTTCCAATGACTCATAATCATTGGCAACAAACTCTAACATATCACCAAAATCCTTTGCCGAACCATTAAGGACTGCTTCAATACCTGTATGGATTGAAGTACCTATAATGGTTGCGTCAGAACCTGTACGGAACTCTGGACGAACTAAACCAAGTCTGGCACGTTCTGGACAAATAGCCATATCACCAAGCCAAGATTGTCTAATGTAAACTATTTTGTTTAGTTCATCTACCCGCATCATTTTCTCCTTTTAGATATTAAGTAATAGAATATAAATAACTGTTAATACAATTACAGCATAGACAATCTTCATAACTGACCATCTAAATTAGGGAACTCTTGTTTCAATTTAGCCCATAATTTTTGGGCTTTTTCGCTGGGGTCATTCTTGATTTCGTTATAAACTTTTTGTTTATGTTTACGGATTCTTTCATTCATTTGTTCTGTTGTTTCATTTTCTCTCATGGTTCTAGTATACCTTTCTGTTATTTGACTTCTTGATGTCTCTGCTAACTCTGAATAATTTTTTCCAATACGTCATAGTGGTTTTGCCTGTTTGGAACAAACGGGCAATACCAGCATAATTTTTTCCTTCAGTTTCAATCATGAGCGTGCTAAAGTTGCAAAACTGTTCTTCCGTCATAACATGTTTATGTTTATTGATACTGACGGCACAAATAAACTGTTCCAATGAAACATTAAGCCGTTTCAGTATATCTATAACGTGCAGCGTTGGGTGCTGATGTGCGGCAGCCATTACACTGTCACGAATCAGTTTCCATTTCTGCAAACTATTGTAAGATTCAGGGAACTGTAGAGGTATAATGTCGGATTCATTAGCATAATAGATTCCGCCATATTCTGCCCACAAGTCATGAACATACAACAATGTTTCTAAATATTCTAGGATTGTGTCATTAGTCCATTCCCGACCTTTGACATGACCTAAAATTTCTGCTATTCGTTCACCTTGCCACATGTCAAACACAGCGTCTTTGGACACCATGACTGATTTGGCAGGGCGAACGTCACATAGACATAATTCTTCGTGTGATGCTATTCCGCATTGTTCTGTTGTCATTTTATTGCGTCCCACCAATCATCTTCGGTTTGTTCTGCCTCAAATTCTTGAATTAATCCTTCCATTATATCATGCCCAAACTCAATACACGCTTCAGATAACCGTGTACCGATTTCGTCCATAACATAATCACACTGGTCGTCAGTCCAATCAGGACGGTAACCTTTAATATCTTCACCTAACCATATAATTGTACTCATTATTTATCTCCGTTTCTGTAGTTGTCCCAATCTATTTGGAATTGTATATCTTTGCTTAATACATCTATGTCGTCATGTAATGCGAACGCCGCAGCGCTGATACCATGCGTTATAGATTCATCTAGTTGTGTATATAGATTATCGGCAGCATCGTCTTCGTTATTGGCGTAAACGTCAAACGAAATACTGAACGTACCACGATAAAGATTCATTCTGATTCCTTTCCGAAACCGTTAGGTTTCTTAGATAGTTTCATAACCCCATGCTTGCCACACATGGGTTTGTCTGTCATGCGGACATGGATTTCTACACCATGCCCACATAACGCACATTCGTAATACCCTTTCGGATATAATGTTTTCCCTAATGGTGCTTTCATTATTTCTCCGTTTCTGTTTTAAGCCAATCTTCAATCTCACCAACCAATTGCACTCCATCTTGTTCCGCATTATAATCGTGAACTGCTTTCAATATTTTATCCAACAATTCATTCATTTTTTGCATCGTTTCAGGTGTTTGACCCTCATCTGCAATATCTTGACCCATAGAGTTCATCACTTCCATAATTTCTTCTTCGGGAACAAGATGATTTTCTACAGCGAACCTCATTACTTCCGCAATAACAGTTGCTTCATTATAGGTTTCGGCTACACGTTGCAAGAAACTGCTCATCAACCATTTGACAAACGTATCAGGAACATCACCGTCCTCACCGTCACCAGCGTCAGTGACAACAACAACGTTACCACGAATCTCTTGACGGAACAACGCACTGGCAAGCCAATTCATTTCCGAATCCTTAATTCGCCCTTCATCATCGCAATAACCAACCAACTCAAATGGTTCGTCAGTATCTCGTTTCTGCGCAAAAACACGCACAGCCTCAATATTGCCACCAACCAACGACTGAATTGACTCTAACCCATTAATCACAACGGGTTCAGGTTCAACACCCGAACCACACTTCAATAACACTGCTGATACTGTACCCATTACATTACCACCCTTTCATAAGTAGTTTGATTATTATATTTATAACACATAACGCAATTAACACTTGATACGCTTTCGCAAACAAACGTTTACTAGGCGTATCATTCTCTAACCAGTACGCTATACGATACCACCATTCCTCTATCATACCAACCCCAATCCCGTAATCGTGGACATAATAAACTTCATACCATCTGCCTCAAAATCACCAGTGCCTGACTCAAAGTTCTCAATCACAACATCTGCATTAACATGCGATTTCATTTTGCAATTAGACGCTGAACCGTAACTACCACCAATAATTTTCTTCGCTTCTTCCCACTTAGACATCTCCATATTGGAAAACGATATACGCCTAAGCATAGACGGGTGAGCAATTGCGAACATCAAATTATCAATGTCCAACAACTGTTGCGAATCATGCAACTTCGTAAGCATACTATGATATTTGTTGCCACTAGAAGTCGCAATCTCGCTATAAACCTCAACACCGACACCCAAACGGTTAATGATATCAACCAATGAACATATCATCGCACCACGTTGCTTGATTGTCTCCGCTGAAATACCGCTATTGACAGTACCATTGACCAATAATCGCACAACACGCCCCATGCGTGTTTGTGGCACATCAACATAATCAATCATACACTCAGGGTCACCCATAAGATAACGGTCAATATCACCCGACTCGCCAGTGATATTAAACTTAGTCTCAAACAAGTTACCAAACGTAGCGCTAATGATATTGTCCAGCGAATTAATCAACTTATCAACCTCAGGACGTATCTCATGCCAACCACGTGTACCCAAATCGCAAGCCTCATCTAAACTAGCAGACCCACGCCAATCGGGTCTATCACGTTTATCAGACGACTTACGTTTCTTGTTACTTTTAGCGTCCACCAACAAATCTGCCAGTGTATCATATTCTTCAACCCAAACGCCAGTCTTAACTGAACCTGACGGGCTAACATAATCATGTATAAACTGCCTCATAATATCTCCAATCGTAGTAGTTGTTGTTTCCCTAATAATTTAACATACCAGTCCACGCCCGCAGGGAAGGATACGAACGTGAACTGGTAGTCACGAACATTATACTTCTACAGGCGCACCTTTCGGCACAATAATTGACTCCATAACCTTGCTAACAATATCAGGCTTAACACCCTTGAGCAACCGCATTTCAATCGTGTCCTGCCATGTGAAACCACCAGCCAACAGTTTCGCACCACCGATACTAGCACGAGGCGACACAATCACCTTAAGACCATGAGTATCAACGTTACGGCGTGCAGTACGCACAATATTCAACCACGTTGAACCATGTTCCATATCCAAACCCGTACCACGTACAAGTTCAGTCTCAAGGCGTTCATCAATCTTAACGTGCATCATCGTGAAACGGTCAATCGTAGCACCGTCAATCGGCGCACGACCAACATATTCGGCAGTAGCACCATTACCCCACGTGTTCGCTGCAGCAACCGCAACAAACTTCGGGTGACGCTTAACCATACCGTCAGGAAACGACATACTATCGTTAGATAACGCATCGTTCAACACGGTCAGAATATTCGGATTACTAGCGTCAATTTCGTCCATCAAGAACACGCCACCGTGTTCATAACGGTCACGAAACCCCGTAGACTGATACAGGTTATCGCTAATAGCCTTGTAGCCTTTGATATCCGCTTTAGATGACTGCGAATTGAACGGCTCGGCACTAAACGCCAAACCCAACGACTCCGCAACCTGACGGGCAATCTTGGATTTGCCAACACCAGCGCTACCAGTCATCCACACATGTTCACCACAAGCAACCGCTTTGAGAACCTTAGGGAATATCTCATGCGTTAAACCAGTCACGGGACGTTCTTCGCCAGTCGGCAAAACAACCCTAGTGATTAACGGACGAGTATCCTTAATCATCTCATACGTTTTGACACGTTCAGATTCCAACGCACTGTCAATCAACTTGCGAACAGCGTCCTCGTCTACGCCAACAGACCGCAGAGCGTCCTGAATCACGTCACGAACAGCGTTAGCAACCTTGTCACCAGTCGGCACAGACGGCGAAGCCGTAGGTGCTGACGTTGGTAGCGTTGGTTGTGTTGGTTGAGGTAACGGCTTAGCAATCAACAACGTTTCACCGTTGCTCACATGATACTGAACCGCATTTAACACACACGTTAATATTTCTTCACGAGTTTTCGCCATCGGCTTGCCAGACCAAGTGCGGTCAAACACACGTTTATACATAGCAATCAACGTGTTTTTATCCAACGACTCAATATTATAATCGTACTCTCTGCCGTTCGGAAACTGGACACGTGCTTTCTTGTCCACACAATTAACGCTAATAACATTCATAGCCTTCCCTGCCATAACATTACCCTTTCTTTCTGCCCGACTAGGGCATTTGTTTAATCGGCTGACGGAATTGCCAACCGAAATCTATTACTTCAACACGCACGTCCACGTCCGTGTATATTAGAAGTGTTCATCAACACGCTGGTTTGTCGGCTGGTCAAGTAAATCACACGACCACTTACCTATAACGTGACACCAGCGGTGACGTGTTAAACGGCACAACATATCTAATGTGTAACCCAATAAATTTTTCATCACTCGCCCACTTTCACACCAAAGTTCATCTCAAAGTTTTCCCAAAAATCCAACTCGTCTAAATCCCACCGCCTACGATTACAGGCAATCAGAAACGCTTTGAATTTATGTGTACCCAAACACCGTTCAACTTCATATACCCATTTACGTGATAACATTACTCATCTCCCTTGTTTATGTTGATAAAGTATCCGTTTACGGGTAGCGGGGGTGTATTATAGCCCGCTACCCGCAGTGATTTACAATCCAATCAGATTATAGGAAACTAACCCTACTGACTGGTCATTGCGCAGACACTATCTGCCACGTGCATGATACTACCACACACGCTAGCGGTTCGGCAAGGTTATGAACCTCACAAACTCGGCACATGCCCGAACCCGTAAAACCCCTAAAGGGTTTTACTTGCTTGCCACACGGTCAAACGTGTAGAAAATCTCACTCATGACCGTGCCCGACTTCACATCAAACAACACAACCCCTTCAGAATTGGTGCGAACTTGCTTCTCACGCTTGTCAGCGGTCATAACCGTAACAATCGTACCAACCTTGATTGGAGTGCTTGCAGGAAACGCAACAGCCCAATCCTTGTCAATCTTAGCGAACCGACCAACGAGTACGGGTGTTGCTGTCTTTGCTGATTTCTTAGCCATTAAAGTGTCCTTCCACTCTAGGGAACGGCTGTACGTTCACGTACATCTAATGCCACAACACCATGTCGTGACCACCGTTCAATATTCTACTTCAACACATACGTCCGAGGACGCACATGCTACCGTATTGCGGATAGTGAGGAATTGAACCTCAACAAGCGCACCAGCGCTACCCTGCCCACAAGGAGAAACGGGCAAAACTTAAACGGCGTAGCCGTTCATTAACTCAACCAATTCATCGTGACGGTTTTCACGAGCAATCACGTCCTCGCTCACGACTGACGGCTGAAAACGTTGCATCGCTTGACGTGCCTTAAAATTGGCACGAAAAACCTTGCGTTCTTGCTCACGCAACCAATTCGCATGAAAATCAGGGTCAGCCATAATGACCAAACCTTCGGTTAATGAATTCATCACTCACTCACTCTCCCATGCCGTAGCATGACTAGGTAATCGTTACCGAACGGCAACGACAAACAAACAACTTCAACACATACGTCCACGACCATGAACACACACACTGAAGCATGTCATCAGCAACGACAACACAACAACAATACTTCAACACATGCGTCCAAGCACATGCACTCAAGCACATCATCATCATGTCATCGTTGCCAACAACACTGCCCTAACTACTTCAACACGTGACACCGCCCGACCGCCCGCCCGCATACGAGGCAACACAAAAACAAGCCACTTCCAACACGCCCGCTCGCACCCTCGCACACGTGTGGCAACCCTAAAAATTATGGGCAGATTATAAACATTATGGCTCTTTATGTGGGGGCGGGCGCTAGTGCGTGTAACATCTCACACGTCCGCACACGTTGAGGGGGTGCATGGGGGGGTCGCCACCCCTCGCGGACATGTGACTCTAATAGTCTAGGGCGAGATGCAAGTGGCGGATATGAACCGCTTGTTTTGTCTTTGCTGGATGGGGGTGGGGGTTGTTTGGAACGGAGTCCCTAGTTTTGTATAGTTTAACAGTTCCATTTACGCAAACTTAGCGCTTTGCGTGTTGGTCGTCCTTTGGAGTCTTTCATTGGTCCTGGCATGCCGCTCATTCGGGCGCAGAATGATTTGCGGCGTTTCGCCGCTTTTGAGTTTGGTTTTAGTTTGCTGGGTGGGGTGGTGACAGCCATTGACAGTTTTGACCCTGGATTTTGTTTTCTGTAGGATGCTATGCCTGCGGCGTTTAGTCCGCCTTCAGGGTTTTTGCCTTCTTTGCGTGTCCATGCTGCCGTCTTGTAGGCTTTGGTTGCGGCTTGTCTTGCGGTTGTTTTTTGTTTAGCCATTATTTACCTCTTGCTTTGCGTCCAGCCTTTTTTGCTGCTGGTGTGTTTGGTACAAACTGTTTACCTTTTTTAGTGCCTTCACGTTTTTTGCGACTGGTTGCAGCGTATTCTGCGGCGCTAAGAGATTTTATGGCTGATGATGGCAAATAGCGTTCACCTGTGGCTTTGGGTCCTTGGGTGGATGGTTTACCTGATTTGGTTCGCCATTTTTCTTTACCCCATTTGGATAAAGATTTTTGTTTACTGGTTTTGTTTCCTGTGTATCCGCCGCCTGCGGCTTCATATTTTTGGGCTACTAGTTGTGCTTTACGTGCTGACCATTGCCCTGAACGTCCACCTTTGGTTCCTGCTTTTACTGACGCTACGATTGTTGCCCGTAGTGATGGTTTTGTGTAACCCATTATTTTGTGGGTTTAGGGAACTCACCCCAACTAGGTCCACCCATGCCTTGTTTTTTGGATTTAACTGGTGTCGGTTTACGGCGTTTAGATTGGTCCACCTTAGGTGTAGAACGTTTTCTTTTAGCCATCTTAGGGTTTGTGTACACATAAGGTAAACCCGCTTCGTCTTCGTTCCATGTTGACGGACTCATTTTTGCTTTAGCCCTGTCACGTTCGTATTGACGTTTACCTTCAGGGGTGTACGCATAGTGTTTAACTTTTCCGTCTATTCGCTGTAGTTTTGGCATACACTTCCTCTGTCTTTGCTGTAAATAGTACTATCCTTAAACCGCCACCCTAAGGGGTGGCTATCTAACAGTCAGGCACTGACCCCCCTCAGTCCCCCCTACTAAAAAGAGTGCTGTTCCCTAATGGGAATGATTCTCATTATCTGGTTACAGCCTAGACAGCGATTGGGTTTTATCTAGAATGTTACATGATTGTTACAGAAATGTTACACAAATGTCACAAAGATTTAACATTCCTGTAACAATTAGGAACAGGTAACTCTATTGTGATGACGGAATTATTGGATGCCCGACAACAAAAATTTTTAGATTGGCTATGTACACCTAGTGTCGCTCGTGTCCCTTCTTCTCAGGAGAAGTATGCTCACGCTGAGGAGATTGATGAGTCTACGTTGCGTAGGTGGAAGAAGAAGCCTGCGTTTAAGGCTGCTTGGGAGAGGCGTGTTGCTGAGTCTCAGGGGAGTCCTGAGCGGACTCAGCAGTTGTTGGATAATTTGTTTCAACGTGCTTTGGATGGTGATAACAATAGTGCTAAGTTGTATCTTCAGGCTACTGGGCGGCTTGCGCCTGTTCAGTTGCAGGTTGAACATTCTGGCAAGGTTTCGGAGTTGTCGGATGCGCAGTTGGCTGAGTTAATTGCGGCTTCCGCCGCTAGTGAGCAGCAGTTGCGTTTGGATTCAGCAAAGACAGTAGGGGGCTATGGCTACAACTAATGATGCGATGTATGTTGCGTTAAAGGCGCAATATCCTACTTTGTCTACTTTGGGCGATTTGATGTACGCCTTTGCTCTGGATAACGGCTACAACTTTCGCAATACCCTTGGTTATGATTTTTATGTTGCTACTGGGGCTGTCGGTACTACTCGTGCTGATTTGGCTAATTCGTATTGGAATGACCCAGATTTTGCTGTTTTTAACTTGGAACAGGAAGATGGAACAGACTTCCTATTAGAAGACGGTGGTTTTATTTTGATGGAGATTGGCAATGGCTGATAAAAAGATAACACAACTAGATGCCTTAACCGAGTTGGCTTCGGGCGACCTGTTTGTTGTTGTTGATAGTGTTGACGGTACTCCTGTTAGTAAGAAGATTACGGCTGCTAATGTGGCTAGTTATATCAACAGTCTTGTCGCTGCTGGAGTTACCACTTTGGATGGTTTAGATGATGTCACAATAACGTCCGCTTCCAGCGGACAGTTGTTGTCGTACAACGGTTCAGCATGGGTTAATAGCGCATCTGTTGCGGCTTATAACCCTGTTGAAGGTGCAGTATTTTCGTAGGGAACGATTTAACTACTTATTAGGAGATAACAAATGGCAACATTCAGTAAAGTAAAATTAGGTGGAAGTACAAACGGGCGAGGCATTCTTGTTGCCGCAACCACAAGTCCTGGAACCAACATTCACACGACTACTACGACTGCTTCAACAATTGACGAAGTTTGGTTGTATGCAATGAATACTGATACAACCAATAGAAAATTGACTATTGAGTGGGGTGGCACAGGTAGCGGTGACATTATTGAGTTTATTGTGCCTGCTGAGTCAGGCTTATATTTGATAACTGCTGGTCTAATTTTGTCGTATAGCGGTTCTGCCACAACGATTGCTGCTTTTGCTGCGGCAACAAACGTAATTTCAATTCACGGGTTCGTAAACCGAATAACGGTATAAAGTTCAGCGATGTCTAGATACGGTCAGCGCACACTGCTTCAACAAAATTCTGTGAGTAATTTTGGCAGAGTTGGTGTTACGCCTTCTACATTAGTTGATTTTTATTTGCTGGGCGGCGGCGGCGGTGGCGGCGTTTTTTATTACGCATCGGGTGGTGGTGCTGGTGAACTTGAATGCACTGCGGGAACTCCTAGTGGCACAAACACCAATCAAGCAAAATTAAAAATGGTTGTAGGCGAAAGTTATCAAGTAATTGTTGGTGGTGGCGGTGTAGCCGCAAGCAATGGCACTTTAAGTTTAATAGGCACAGTATCAGCCGACGGTGGAATAAACGGCACTACATCAGGTCAGGCTGGTGGCACTGGCGGATATGCGGCTGGTGGTGGCGCTGGCGATTGCAACGGCGGTTCAACAATGGGTGGCGGTGGTGGTGCTGGTGCAGTTGGTGGCACTGGAACTAGTGGTTGTAACTGCAGTTCTGGAACGCCTGGTGCTGGTGGTGCTGGTCTTGCCAGTAGCACTGTTTTTGGTAGTGCAGTAACTCGTGGCGGTGGTGGCGGCGGAAGCACTTACACAGGTGCATCGGTAGGTATTGGAACTGCTGGTGGCGGTAATGGTGGAAGAAATTGCGCTGGGACACAGCCAACAAATGCAACAGCAAACTCTGGTTCTGGTGGTGGTGGCGCAAATCATGGTAACACACCCACTGGTGGAACAGGTGGAAGTGGTTTAGTTATTATTGCAGTGCCACAACCCTATGTATTGACAGTGGGTGCTGGTTTGACATCTACAAGCGCAGTTGTGGGAACAAATACTGTTTACACATTTACTGCTGGTTCTGGGGTGGTGAATATATAACTATGGCACATTATGCGTTTATAAATGAAAACAACATTGTTGTCAAAGTAATTACAGGCGTTGACGAAAACGAAGTGCAAATAGATACTAACGAAACAGAAGTTGGTGGTTCTAGTGAAGCATGGGAACAGTTTTATGAAAATCAACCTTGGCATCAAGGTTTGCGTTGCAAACGA